ATGGTATTCAAGTGTGAATGTAAAACCAGTGATTCATTTGAGGCAAAACAGCCTAATGCTATTCTTGTCGAGTTAAACTCTTCATGTAAACAAATTCATCTTTGTGAAAATCAAATATATGTTAGACAAATTACCGGCGATCCTATTGGTACATGTATTCCTTTTAAGGATACAAAAGGTGATAAGTGGATTTTATTTAACAATCATTTCATGGGGCCGAATTACAACCAACCTTTTATTAAGTTTGGTGAAACTGTAATTGAGCTTAAAAATAACTCATTAGTGCAAAGGTTTAAGAAAACTGATGTATGTAGAGTACCCATTGCAAAAGATTCTCAAGTTAGGTGTTTACGCTTAGCTGAATTGCCTGAAGAATATGCAAATATTGTTCATTGCTTTACTATAATCCATGAAGCTCCTCAAATGAGCACAGGTACAGCAGTTGTAAAAGGAACTGATAAATCAGGGACATACCACCATTATACTAGTAATTATTACTCAGTAGGTGGTTTCTGCGGATCTGCCATCTCTATAGATGGTTCCTGTGTTCATGGTCTTCATTACCATACGAACGGCGAAGGGAAAGGAAATAATTTTATGGGATTTACTGCTGAGCTTTTTGCTTGGCTTGTTAGCCCACGTGCTTGAAGGTGCCTTGCACCAAACTCAGTCTGGGAGGGTGCAGGGATAAAACCAGACAAATATCTAACATTCGATGGAATGTTAGATTTCTTTGAGTGCAAACCCGAAAGGGTAGAAGCCTTTCCATATAAATATATGCAATTGGTCTGTGACAGCAATTACAGGAGACAATACAAAAAAACCGGTCAATGTTGGGAAGAAATTTTTGACAAAGACTGGGATAGTTACCGTCTCCAAAACAAAGTAGATTGCGAGCTAATCGAAAGAAATTCCGATTACTTCCGGGCCGTACCGATTTTAGATAACGTTAATGCACAAATCCTTAAATGTGATAAAGAACCTAAGTGGCCAAAAAATCATGCAATGGATATTACAATGAAGTTAGCACATAGCTATTTTAAAATGTTAAGCTCAGAAGCTAGTCATGTTACTAGTGAGCACTCCTATGATTTAGGCACATCACCTGGGCTTCCTTTGAACAAGAAAGGATACAGGACTAAGCGCCGAGTTCTTGAAAAAGCAAAAAAACTCCTTGAGAAATTTGCTTTTGATCTTAATTATGACGATATAGCTTGCTATAACGATAAAAATGAACTCTTAAGCCGCGAAGATCTTGACCGTAAAAAAGTCAGAGGTATTTTTGGTTCAAGCTTCCATGGAGTGTATAGGGAGAAATTCTTATATGGTCGTCAAAATGCTGCTATTTTAGCAGCTCACGAACACTCTTGGATTAAATATGGCTTTGTAAAACAATATGGGGGTTTTACTACCTTCATCCAGTCTCTCGAAAATAGGACTTTCAGGTGGGAATCTGATTGTTCGGGTTATGATAGGAGTATTTTTCTTAAGTATGTTTATGAGTTGCGTAATGCAAACATCATAAATGCCGATGAATACTCTGAACTCATAGCTAAAGTAACAGAGAATAATGTAAATCCTTTGGTTTTATTACCCAATGGCTATGTGGTTAGAAGGATGACTGGTAATAATTCTGGAAAGAATAATACTACGACTGACAATAGCATAGCTCATTGGCTCATTAACGTTTATCTTTTTGTTAAACAATTAATTAAATTAGGTGTAGAAGACAAATTTATAACTTTAACGAATATTTTTTCCCGTGTAAATATGGGAATTTATTCTGATGATAAAATTGGTTCCTTCAATTTAGAAGACTTTGGATTTGACTCTCCAGAAGAGTTCCTCGAATATGAAAGAGGTGTTTATGCAGAATTTGGACTGGAATTAAAAGCTACGGCTCAGTTCTATAGTATGGCAAAAGAAGGGGATCGTGTCGACCCCCGTCATAGTTTTCTTGGAAGTTTTGCTTCCTTTGATGAAGATTTGAACCTTTATATACCAAGCCCTAGGTTTGGAAAAATTTGTTCTTCTTTCACTCAAAAATATACAAATTCAGATATAATTATTAGATTT